TGAAGAATGGTGGTCCGGTGAAGAAGCCTACTAACCGTAAAATAAAAGTGCGTGGTACAGGTGCGGCTACTAAAGGTTTATTTGCTCGTGGTCCGATGGCATAAATTATGACGATGACCTACACAGAGTTAAAAACAAATATTAACGACATTTGTGAGAATACGTTTACAGATGCTCAGTTAGCTTTGTTTACCGAACAGGCTGAACAGAAGATATATAATGCGGTTCAGTTCCCTGCGTTACGTAAGAACGTGACGGGTACAATGACTTCTGGTATTAAATATCTCACGATGCCGACTGATTTTTTGTATTCCTATAGTCTGGCTGTTATTAACTCTAGTGGTGTGTACACATTTTTGTTAAACAAAGATGTTAATTTTATGCGTGAAGCCTATCCTAATCCTTCTAGTACAGGCACCCCCGTGCATTATGCATACTTTGACCAAGACAGTTTTATATTAGGGCCAACTCCTGATAGTAGTTATTCTACCGAACTACATTATGGGTATTACCCTCAATCTATAGTAGACGCAGGTACAACGTGGCTTGGCACTGAATTTGATTCTGCGTTGTTAAATGGCGCATTAGTAGAAGCTATACGATTTTTGAAAGGTGAACCAGACGTGGTGGCTATGTACGACAAAATGTATTCTGAGTCTTTGCTACTTCTTAAAAATCTTGGTGATGGTAAATTACGTGCTGACACATATCGTTCTGGTCAACCACGGTTAGCAGTGCAGTAATATGTTTGATTTAGCAATATCAGATGTAGGTTCGGTAGGAGTAACTACTACAGAATATAAAGGACATGATCCTGAGTTTTGGGCAAAAGAAGCGACAGACAGGATTATATCAATAGGAGATAAGAGTCACCCTGCAATAAGGGAACAGGCAGAGGCATTTAAGAATCATGTATACTCTGTTATTCTTCACAATATGAAAGAAGCAATTAAAAGTGATAGAACTACTTTATCAGGGGTATTTGAGAAGAATCAACAGAAAGAAATGGCAGACATAATCAGGAGATTGTAATGGCTATATCACAGGCTATGTGTTCCTCGTTTAAAAAAGAGCTACTTGAGGCAAAACACAATTTTTTAGCGAGTGGCGGCAACAGCTTTAAATTGGCTTTGTACACAAGTTCTGCAAGTTTAGGAGCGAGTACAACAGCCTATACGAGTTCAAATGAAGCGAGTGGTACTAACTATACTGCTACTGGGGCGGCTCTTACCAATATAAATCCTAGCAATGATGGTACTACGGGTATCACCGACTTTTCTAATCTTACGTTCTCTACAGTGACAATCACTGCAAGGGGAGCATTAATTTACAATGACACAAATGCAGATCGTGCTGTATGTGTGTTAGATTTTGGTGGCGATAAAACTGCTACCGCAGGAGATTTTACAATCACTTTTCCAACCGCAGACGCAAGTAACGCAATTATTAGGATTGCCTAATGCCTGAATTAACTGGTTGGGGACGGGGCACATGGGGATCTGGTACGTGGGGAGAAGTTGAACCCGTATCCCCCACCGGAGTTGCAGGTACAAGTGGTTTAGGTAGTGTAACTGTTAATCCTGTATGCAATGTATCAGTAACAGGTGAAAGAGCAATAGGGTCAGTAGGTACTGTCACAACAGGGATATCTGGAACTTATGCAGTAACAGGAGTTTCAGCAACAGGAGAAGTAGGATCACCAAGTATATGGGGTCTGGTAGATACAGCGCAAACACCAAATTGGCAAGAAATAGCCGCGTGAGGTTTATAAAATGGCAACTTATGTAAATGATTTAAGACTTAAAGAGATTGGCACAGGCGAATCTTCAGGTACGTGGGGGTCAGAAACAAATACGAATCTGGAGTTAATTGCAGAGGCTTTCTCATATTCTAGTACAGGTGAAGCGATTGCAAACGCATCTACTCATACTATAACAATGGCAGATGGCACATCAGATGAAGCCCGTAGTTTTTATCTAAAATGTACAGGTGGAGGTCAGGCTTGTACTGTAACTTTAGCACCGAATACCCTTTCTAAAGTATGGATTATAGAAAATACAACTAGCTACACTCTTGCTTTTAGTCAAGGATCTGGCGCAAACATATCAGTAGCAGCAGGGCAAGTCAAAATGATTGCTACTGATGGGGCAGGTTCTGGTGCGGCTGTTTATGATTTGTTTACAGATCTTTCTGTAGCAGGTGATTTACTTGTTGCAAACACAATACAACCAGCAGGAGATACCGCTTCTGGAGATACCGCTGCAATAGGTTATGCTTCAGCAGATGGCATTATAGTAACCGGACAAGGTTCTACATCAGATGTAACTTTAAAGAATGATGCAGATGGTACAGTTCTTACTATACCTACAGGTACAACAAATATTGATATTGTTGGTGTAGCAACTGCTGCAACATTTGAACCTGATGGTGATACAGCCGCAGGAGATAACGCAGCCATAGGTTACACTTCTGCTGAAGGATTGATTCTTACAGGTCAAGGTAGCACTAACGATGTAACCATTAAGAATGATGCCGATGCAGATGTACTGACGATTGCAACAGGTGGCACTAGCGTCGATATTGTTGGGGATGTCACAGCTTCTACCGTAAATGCTGATGGTGATACGTCTTCTGGTGACAAGGCTGCAATGGGTTATACCGCTGCGGAGGGTTTAATCCTTACAGGACAAGGTTCTACGAATGACGTAACAATTAAAAATGATGCAGATACCGCAGTTTTGCAGATTCCAACGGGCACAACAAACGCTACAATTGCAGGAACGCTGGGTGTTGCTGGCGGTTCTACTAATGGTGTGGAAATCAGTCAAGGCGACATTGCATTAAAAAACGGTGGCACACAATCGACTATCAAGTTTTATTGTGAAAGCTCAAATGCTCACTACGCTCAAATTCAAGCACCAGCACACTCAGCTTTCGATGGTAACAAAACACTGACGCTTCCAGCAGTCACAGATACTTTAGCAGGAATAGCTGCGACTCAAACGTTGACAAATAAAACGCTTACTACTCCAGTTTTAAATTCTCCTGATATTACAGGCGATACTGCTGCTGGAGATGCAGCGGCTCTTGGTTATACCAGTGCAGAGGGTATTATTGTCACTGGGCAGGGTTCTACATCTGATGTAACGCTCAAAAATGACGCTGATGGTACAGTTCTGACTATTCCTACAGGTACAACTAATGTTGATGTTGTTGGAGACTTAACTGCTGGAACATTAAATGCTGATGGTGACACAGCCGCAGGAGATGCTGCTGCCATAGGCTACACAGCCGCTGAAGGAATCATAATTACAGGACAAGGTTCTACGAATGACGTAACAATTAAGAATGACGCTGATGCAGACGTTATCGAAATCCCGACAGGCACAACCAACGTCACAATAGCTGGTACGCTTGACGTTGGTGGAGCAAAAGCAAAGGTTGCAGGGAAAGAAACAATCTATGTTCCAGCAGCAGCTATGTATCCAAATTCGACAAACGGATGTGCTGATTTAACACAGGTTGAATTGTCAAATGGGCCAGAAATAAAATGCCTTGACTTTGACGCATCCTCCGATGAAAACGCTCAGTTTACTGTATGTTTCCCCAAATCGTGGAACGAAGGCACGGTAACCTTCCAAGCGTTTTGGACAGTAACAGGCACGAATACAGGTACAGTTGCATGGGGTTTGTCAGGCGGTTCTATGGCTGACGATGCTTCGATTAACACAGCGTTTGGAACAAATGTAGTTGCAACTGCAAAAGCGTTTAGTGGTACATCAAATGATATGACAGTCTCCGCAGAATCAGGTGCCGTCACTATTGCGAATGCGGCAGTTGATACCATGACGTATTTTCAGATCATGCGAGATGTAAGTGCTGACAGTCAATCAGGCGATGCAAGACTATTAGGTATTAAGCTGTTCTTTACTACAGATGCGGCTAACGATGCGTGAGGTTAGATAATGTCTAGTTTTGGTTACAATGTTTTAGGTTTTGGTGCTCACCCCGATAGAACAAAAAAAATTAGCGCAACTTTTCTTGTTATAGCTGGCGGTGGCGGTGGCGGTGGAAATTATGGTGGTGGTGGAGGTGCTGGGGGCTACTACGATGAAACAACCGCAGCGACTTTTCTAGGGGGTCAGGCATATTATATGGAAATTGGCGGTGGCGGTGCTGGCAGTAATAACCAAAATGGTGCTAAAGGCGGCACATCTCGTATTCTCCTTACTAATAGTAGTGGAGCAGTTCTTTACTCGTCAAACGGCGGCGGTTACGGTGGAAAAGGTGTTGGTAGTAACTATGCGGCTGGAGATGGTGGATCTGGAGGAGGAGGTGGTAGTGGGGCCTACAATGCTGTAACCGTTGCAGGATCTGCTGATAACAGCGGCTATAACTCTTCAGGCAATAACGGAGGTTATGGTGAAGGAACGCCTTATACTTCTACTTATTTCTATGGTGCTGGTGGCGGTGGCGGTGCTGGTGGCACAGGTCAAAGTAACGGTAATTGGTATGGTGGAAACGGAGGAGCTGGTGTAAGTAATTCGACAGCAGGGGTAGGATCTGCCATTTATGTTTCTATTGGGGGTGGTGGTGCTTCGGCTAGTGGTGATAATAATGCTGGTCAAGGAGGAGGAACTCAAGGTGATGCCCCAAACGCAAACCCTTCATCGGATGGTCGAGGTTCATCTAATTGGGCTAGTGGCAGTGTAAGTGCTCAACCGGGAACAGCCAACACTGGGAACGGTGGTGGTGGAAGCATAGGTGCTGGACTAGCTGGGGGTTCTGGGGTCATTGTAATAAAGTATGCTGGTGGAACACAAGCAACGGGTGGAACCATCACAGCAGATGGCGGTTTTACTTATCATAAATTCACCAGTACGGGAACTTTTACCCCTAACGCATAGGTTAATTATGAGTCATTTTGCAAAAATAAAAAATGGTGTTGTACAAGCTGTTATTGTTGCAGAGCAAGACACCATAGATAATATGGTTGCAGAATCTGGCGTAACTTGGGTTCAAACGAGTTATAACACAAGAGGAGGCGTACATTATGCACCAAACTCAAATACGCCCGATGGAGGCGTGGCATTAAGAAAAAATTACGCTGGAGTTGGTTACACCTATGATTCAACAAAGGATGCATTTATAGCTCCTCAACCTCACTCTAGTTGGATCTTAGATGAAACGACTTGTTCGTGGAATGCTCCAATTGCAATGCCTGATGACGGTAAAGAATATGTTTGGAATGAATCTAAATTAGCTTGGGAAGAGGTTACATTTGAATGATGGGAAGTGTTCACGAAATAAAAACGGCATCAACCCCTCACAATATTATTGAAAATATTGGATTATTTCCCACTCCTGTACAAATAATTACTAATCCAAAAGGAGTTTGTCAAAAAGACGTAGATTTTTGTGTTAATGCTAAGTATAGAAAAAATACAGGTAATTCAAGGTCGATAGAAAGTTATATTTTAGATAAAAAAGAATTAAAAAATCTTAAAAGTTGGATTGAACAAGCTGTTTTAACATATTTTTTTGAAATATATCAACCTGTGCATGAGGTGTCGTTAAGAATCACACAATCATGGATAAACAAAACGTGTGTTGGAGAGTTTAACCATCACCACACCCATCCAAATAGTTTTATCTCTGGGGTTTATTATTTTAAAGGTAACGATGATGATAAAATTCATTTTGGAAAAAATAAACATGAACCAATAAAAATACCGACAAAAAATCCTAATTTAGCTAATGCAACAAGTTGGTGGCTACCAGCAAAACAAGGCACGTTAATTTTATTTCCCTCATCACTACCTCATTGGGTAAATACTGTAGAAAATAAAAACACAAGATACAGTTTGGCGTTTAATACGTTTCCTATTGGGATTGTTGGGGATAATGTAGAGTTAACAGAACTCAAGCTATAGGTAAAGTATATGGAAATTAAATTATCTAGTCTGATGAACCTCGCTCCAGCTTTGCTAGTCGGGGCTGGTTTGATCGCAAGCTACACTACGCTTGAAGCACAGTCACAGGAAAACGCAGAAGACATTAGTGAGCTTAGTGAGCAAGTCGATGAAATCGAGGATGAAGTAAACCAACTGCAAAACCAAATGACACGTTCCGAGATCATTCAACAAAACACCGCAGAAGATTTGTCAGATGTTAAAGCAGATACAAAAGTTATTCTTAACTTGTTGCAGAACCAACGCAGATCAACAGAAGATTGATATGCCTA